TTCCATCTTGAATCGCACGTATGTGTGGCCCACTTATCAAAAATTCGGCACCCTAGCCATTTAGGAGAAGAAAATGACGACAGTTGTGAAACCGTATAGAGATCCTGTCCCTGGTCGTGGATCAATCGAGCTTCGTCGAACAGCAGCTGGTGTATATTCATGGGTAATCACTATCTGGACCGATGCAATCGTGACCGATGCTCATCTACTGGGGATGGTGGATTCGGTAGAACAAGTGGATGGTGAACTGCGGACAAGATTCCCAGAACCAGGCGGAGCTCCAAAGGGTTCTCAAGCAGCTGAATCAGATTAGATATTAAGTAGCAGTTTAATCGTAGATTATAATAGAAGGTATAGAACATCCTGTACTTTTTTTTCACAATTATTCATTCGCAGAGCACGAAAGGAGGCGCATGGCCAACCAGATTAATCTTCAACCACAAGTTTTGGACCTTATGTTGTATTCTGGAGATGGGTTCAAGGTTAAGTTGACTTGTATGGACAAAGCGGGTGCTCCTGTGGATGTTACCGGAGCTGTCACAGCACAAATTCGACTGGATCGTCTTACTCCAGAAAACCCCCCGGTCCTTGCAATGTCGGTCGATTTGACTGATGCATATTTGGGCGTTGTCAAGTTGTCGTTGACAGGTGACCAGACACAAGAACTGACTGATGGTTCGTCCGCCAAGAACGGCAAGTTCGTTGGCGTGTGGGATGTTGAATGGGACTCGGCAGCAGATGAGCCCAAAACTCTTTGTCAAGGTGTAGTGGAGTGTGTTGCTGATGTCACAAGGTGATCTAATCGTCGAATACGATGTCGAGGAAACAATCGTTCTTGTCGAAGCTGTTCCACAAATTGATGTAGTAGTCAAGAAATCACCGGATGTCATCGTTCTTGCTGCTGGTGGTTTAGGACAAGAAGGTGACAAGGGCGATCAAGGACCAAAAGGTAGTAAAGGCGATCAAGGAGACAAGGGAGATAAGGGAGACAAAGGTGATCAGGGAAATACTGGTCCAGCTACTCCTCTTCCTGCTCGTCTTTCCGCAACTGTTTCCGATGCTGTTGTTTCGGATTGTAATCTAGCAGTTGCAAGCGGTTGGTATTGGGCTCCAAGTGGTACTCCAAATTCTCCACCAGTAGCAGCTCATTATTTTCTTGAGGTCATTGCCGAAACTCCAGATCAATATTGTGTTCAAACAGCACATTCTTGGTTTGGATATGACACATGGAGAAGAAGACAAGCTGGAAGTGGGTTTACTGGCTGGATTCAAGTTACCGATGCTAATGGCACTTTAGTAACCGGAGTCCATACTCCTGAATGGGTTGTCTCTGCTGGTGTGCAAGCTGACTCGGAAGGAATGTGGAGTCAAAGAGATTCTGCAATTAAAGTAGCATTTGCTTCATGGGTTGTTGATGATGCGTATGATCGTAGCGAAATTTTTGCTGATGGTACACACAAATGGGGTGACGGCGCTCATTCTCCTGATACAAATCTTTATCGTACTGCACCAGGGAAACTCAAGACTGATGGATCTCTTGATGCAGCTGCTCTAACTGTTGCTGGTGTCCCAGTCGGTGCACTTCCTGCTCGTCTGAGCGATCCTCCAATTGTTGCTCCTAACAATAATCTTGATACGCTCACTACTACTGGTTGGTTTTATTTCCAGCCAACGACGCAGGGTCGTCCCGCAGATAACGTATATGGTTATGTTCAAGTTTTCGGATATCCTGGAGTCTTCAGTCTAACGCAGATTGCATATGCTCATGGTTCACCAGCAATGTGGATTCGTAGTGGTGGTGGCTCAGCATGGATACCAATTATTGACACTAATGGTCTAATTCCCGACGCAACTCTTCCGACACGCCTTGGCGTTCTTGGAATGCTGCTTCCTAGTAATGATTTCAATTCTGTGACTGCTAGTGGATGGTATTGGAATGATGTTAATGCTGTTAACACTCCACCATCTGGTGGGCCCTATTGGGGTATTCATGTTATCAATATTGGTCATAATCCGGGTTACTGTACACAAATGGCCTACGATTATTCCGATAATACTAAGGTATGGAAAAGACTGTGTTACGGTGGTGTATGGGGTGCTTGGGCACCTTTCGGTGCAGCAGCAGGTGGTGGTAGTTCAAAATTAGCTTATGTTGAGAGAACAGCTGCTTTCACGACACATTCAAGTGAAAATGATCAGATGTATATAACTGCACCGTCTCTTACGTTTGATGGTGCTACAGAAATTTGTATTGAAGGATATGTTCCAGGATCGGGTGATACGGGTGGTAATGCTCTTTATGTAACGTTGTTTGATAATGGAGCTAATATTGGTCGGATTGCTCAACATCCAAGAGGTGGTATCATGAATCCTAAGCGATATTTGACACCTTCGTCTGGGAATCATGTTTATGCTCTCAACGTTTGGACAGGGTATGCAGAGCCACCCACAAATGGAGTGACTCTTATGATCGGTCCTGGTGGTTCTGGTCAATATGGTCCAGGTTTCCTGAGAATTACAAAATGACCGAGAATCAATACCAAGCAAAACTGATCAAGAAGCTCCAAAGGATATTTCCAAATTGTGTCGTACTGAAAGCAGACCCATCGTACATACAAGGCATACCCGATCTTCTAATCCTTTGGCACAACTACTGGGCATCACTGGAAGTCAAGATGTCGGAATCAGCAAGTTCACAACCTAATCAAGGATACTACATTGAGCGGTTGGATGAAATGTCATTTGCTGCGTATATCTATCCCGAAAATGAAGAGGAGGTTTTGATTGCGCTTCAACAAGCATTTAAACCTCCAAGGCGAGCACGCGTTTCTTAGTCCTAGCCAACATCATTGGATTCATTTTACGCCTGATCGTTTGATCGAACGTTGGACTACAGCTCAAGCAGCAGCTTACGGTACTCTTCAGCATGAGTATGCTCACAGAGAAATCGAAGCTGGAAGACTGTCGGATCTCGTCGGAACAATCGGCTTGTACATCAACGATGCGATTCGTCATAGAATGACCTGTGAGCAAGTTCTGTACTACTCAGAGAACTGTTTCGGTACTGCAGATACAATCGCTTTTCGTTATAACACTCTTCGAATTCACGATTTGAAAACTGGTGTGTTCCCCGCGTCTGTTCATCAACTTGAAGTTTATGCTGCATTGTTCTGTCTCGAGTATGGTAAAGATCCATTCGAGATCAGAATCGAATTGCGCATCTATCAGGGTAATGAAGTTATGATGTATGACGCCGATCCAGAGGACATTATATTCATCATGGATAGAATTCAAGAATTTGATAAGGTCATCACCCATCGCAGATTGGAGGATGAGTCGTGATTCGTACTGAAGAAGAACATCTTGCGCATTACGGCATCCTCCGTCGTTCGGGTCGTTACCCTTGGGGATCCGGAGGATCTGAATCAACTCGTAACCGAAGCTTTCTCGATACTATTGACATGCACAAGAAGGATGGCATGTCTGAAGCTGAGATCGCTCGAGGATACGGAATTACGACAACTGAGCTTCGCGCGGCCAAGTCAATTGCTGGTGCTCAGCAGAGACAAGAGAAGCAAATCACTGCTCAGCGCTGGAAAGAGAAAGGTTTGTCGAACGTTGCTATCGGTTCCAAAATGAACTTGAATGAATCTTCGGTTCGTGCTCTTCTGGCTCCAGGTGAAGCAGACAAAGCCAATGCTACTCAAGTTACTGCCAACATGCTTAAGGAGCAAGTAGCTGGAAAGAAGTATGTCGACGTAGGTGTCGGCGTAGAACGTCATGTTGGTGTTACAAGAACTAGACTCGACACTGCTGTTGCCACGCTAAGAGAACAAGGATATGAAGTTCATTCCATCTTTGTCGAACAAGCCAATCTTCCTGGTAAGTTCACAACTATGAAAGTGTTGGCTGCTCCAGGCACTACGAAGAGTGAAGTCAATCGGAATCGTGGGCAGATCAAGCAGATTGCTCCATATTCCGATGACTATGGTCGTACGTATCACGAATTCCAAACTCCCATCAATGTTAACTCAAGAAGAATCAAAGTTAACTATGCCGAAGATGGTGGAGCTAAAGCAGATGGAGTTATCTATGTTCGACCGGGTGTAAAGGATCTTGCCATTGGTTCCAAGCGTTATGCTCAGGTTCGTATCGCTGTTGATGGAACTCACTACTTGAAGGGAATGGCTGTTTATAAGGATGATCTTCCTGAAGGTACAGATCTCGTTTTCAACACGAACAAGTCGAGTACTGGTCGGAAGAAAGATGTAATGAAGGCATTGTCTGAGGATCCTGAGTTCCCGTTTGGATCCATTGTGTATCAGGTCCATGGTCCTAATGGCAAGGTTTCATCGGCCATGAATCTCGTCAATGAAGAAGGATCTTGGGACAAATGGTCTAAGACTCTTTCATCTCAGATGTTGTCCAAACAGAGTCCAGCGCTTGCAAAGAGTCAGCTCAATATGACTTATGAACGTCGGATCAAAGAATTCGATGAGATCAGTTCTCTCACGAATCCGACAGTTCGCAAAGAACTTCTCATGAAGTTTGCTGAGTCAGCTGATTCGGCATCTGTTCATCTCAAAGCGGCTAACCTCCCACGACAGGCGACCAAGGTTATTCTTCCAATCGATTCCATCAAGCCAGGCGAAGTCTTTGCGCCCAGCATGAGAGATGGCGAACGTGTTGCTCTTGTTCGGTTCCCTCATGGTGGAACGTTTGAGATTCCTGAGTTGACGGTGAATAACCGCAATCGTGAAGCACGTAAGATCCTAGGTCCTCAAGCCGAAGATGCAATTGGTATTCATCATTCAGTTGCCAAGAGACTGTCTGGTGCCGACTTCGATGGAGATACAGTTCTTGTTATCCCCAACAACAAGAAGTTGGTTGCAATTGATCCGGCTCTTGAAGGACTAAAAGGATTCGACCCTCAGATGTACAAGATCCCTAAGGATTCACCTATTCCTCGTATGAGTGTTGCTCGCAAACAGCAAGAGATGGGGAAGATTTCGAACTTGATCACAGACATGACCATTGGTGGAGCAAACAACGAGGAGAAGGCTCGTGCTGTTCGCCATTCTATGGTTGTGATTGATGCCGAAAAGCATGGGCTCGATTTCCTTCAGTCTGAGAAAGACAATGGAATTCGTCAGTTGAAAGAGAAGTATCAAGGCCGATCAAACGCAGGAGCTAAGACTCTGATCAGTAGAGCTCGCTCGCCTGTTTATGTCCCCCATGCCAAACCAAGGTCGGCTGCTGCTGGTGGACCGATCGACCCCGTTACTGGTAGGAAGGTCTTTGTACTAACAGGGAAGACAATCCCCGTGCATCAAGTCACAAAGGATCCGGTTACCGGTAAGAAAGAATGGGTGGACACTGGCGTCACCAAGCTCAAGCTCATGAGGTCTCGAGCTCTAGTCGAAGCACATGATGCCTTCAGCCTTTCATCAGGCACAGAGATGGAAGGTATCTATGCCGAGCACTCTAACAAGCTTAAGGCATTGGCTAACCTAGCAAGGAAGCAAGCACTGCCTCTTAAGGGCACGCCCTATTCACCTTCCGCAAAGACCGCCTACTCAAATGAAGTGGCCTCTCTAAACGCGAAGTTGAACGTGGCCCTAAAGAATGCCCCACTCGAAAGACAAGCCCAGCTCCTTACACAAGTGGGGGTCTCTCAAAGGCGGCAGGCTAATCCGAACATGGAGCCGGAAGAGATCAAGAAGATCAGACAGCAAACGTTGAATGAGAACCGCAGTAGAACGGGTGCTGGTAAAGAGCGTATCAAGATCACCCAGGAAGAATGGAACGCTATTCAAGCAGGCGCTATCAGTACCGATAAGCTGGACAAGATCCTTAAGAACAGTGACCTCGATACGATCAAGGGTCTGGCCCTACCTAAGCACACACCTAAGTTGACGAGCGCTAAGCTAAGACGTGCTCAATCAATGCTGGCCTCAGGCTATACACAGGCCGATGTAGCAGATGCATTGGGTGTAGGCTTGACCACACTCAAGGTAGGTCTCAATGAGTAACATGGATGTAGATGGTCTTACTCAACCAACTGAGTACATGCTGACAACAGTGGACAATCCATTCGATCCATTCACTATGTTCGATGAATGGATGAGCTATGACATGCGCATGGGTTACAACACTGCGGCCTTCCTGGATCGTATTGCTGTTGTGTCAAGTGATATGTCAGAGCCTGATCAAGCATTAGCAATACAGAATGCGATAGAAGAGATTGTTACTGAGAATGTATCAGGAATGTGGAAGAGAGTTTCAAGGAATGAAGTTGATGTTGCATAGATTGTTGCATGGTCATTGGCCTTGCTGGTTCCCTGCCGACTACGACTTCCTTACTTGGCATTATCGTTGTGCAATCTGTGAACCAAACCATCCTGATGCGCCTAGACCTCGACTCAAGCTTATCAAAAACATTTCTGAAGTTAAATAATTAATTTGAAATGAATATTTTGTTTTATAAAAATCGGAGAGATTTATTTTAGAGGGGGGAGGGGGTCGACGAATATACACCCCCCCTTGCAT